AGCACGTGCCTCATCACCCATGCGCCGCCTGATCGTGGCCCAGGTCAATGACGATGCCGACAGCGACGAAATCGGCTCGCTTGTGCTGGTCTCCAGCGTCGCGCTGGCCAAAACCATCGGCGGGCAAGGCTCCATGCTGGCGGGTATGTACGAAACGTGGCGCAAGGCCGACTCGATTGGCGAGGTCTGGTGCCTGCCACTCAAAAGCACTGACGGCGCTGTGGCAAAAGCTGATATCACGATCACCGGCACGGCCACCGAAGCGGGGCAGTTAAATCTGTACGTTGGCGGCACCCGAGTCACCTCTAACGTCGTCAGGGGCGGAACTGCTGCACAGACCATGGCCGCGCTACTGGTCAAGATCAACGCCGCAGCCGATTTGCCGGTCAAGGCCGAAGTGGTTGAGGATGCCTTGGCGCTGACCTGCAAATGGACGGGAGAAAGCGGCAATGACATCAGGCTGGAACTGAATCGTCTGGGCAAAACCAACGGCGAAGTCACCCCGGCGGGCTTGACCGTGGAGGTCACCCCCATGAAGGGCGGGGTCGGCACTCCCGATCAGATCAATGCCTTGGCAGCCTTGGGGGATGAGCCTTTCGAGTTCATCTGTGTACCCTGGTCGGATACCACAACCCTGGATGTCTGGAAGGCGGCCATGGATGACAGCGTGGGCCGCTGGAGCTGGTCCAAGCAAATCTTCGGGCACGTCTACAGCGCCAAGCGCGGCACCGTCGGCACATTGGTAGCAGCGGGGCAGTTGCGCAACGACCAGCATGTGACCATTCAGGCGGTGGAACCGGGCGTACCTCAACCGGTGTGGATTCAGGCGGCGGCTCTGGCCGCGCGCACGGCGGTGTTTATCTCTGCCGATGCCAGTCGACTGACCCAAAGCGGAGCGATGCCCGGTGTGGATCCAGCCCCGGCCAGCGAGCGCTTTACCCTGACCGAACGGCAGTCATTGCTCAGCTATGGGATGGCGACGGCGTATTACGAAGGCGGTTACGTGCGTATTCAGCGCTCGGTGACCACCTACCAGAAAAATGCATACGGTCAGGCTGATAATTCGTATCTGGACAGCGAAACACTGCACCAGTCGGCGTTTATCGTGCGCCGTTTGCGCACCGTCATCACCAGCAAGTACGGCCGTCACAAGCTCGCCAGTGACGGCACTCGCTTTGGCGCCGGGGCGGCGATTGTCACGCCGAGCGTCATCCGCGGTGAACTGATTGCTCAATACGCCAAGCTTGAGACGGAAGGGCATGTGGAGAATGCCGAGCTTTTTGCTCAGCACCTGATCGTCGAACGCGATATGAACGACCCCAACCGCCTGAACGTCCTGTTCCCGCCGGACTACATCAACGGCCTGCGGGTGTTCGCCATGCTTAACCAGTTCCGCTTGCAGTACGACGCGTAACAACGGCCCAACCTTCAAGGCCGCTGATGCGGGCTTTTTCATTCAGGAGAAAAGACCATGGGTCAAAAAGTGGCGGGCACCTGCTACATCAAGGTCGACGGCGCCCAGCTCACCATCATGGGCGGCGGTGAAGCCCCGCTCACCGATACTAAACGCGAAACAGTCATGCCTGGCTTCTTCAAAGAAGAGGATCTGGCGCCTTATCTAAAATTCAAAGCCATCGATACACCCGACTTTCCCCGCAAGCAACTGACCACCAACACCGACATGACCATCACCTGCGAATTCAAGAACGGCAAGGTCTACGTTCTGTCTGGCGCGTACCTGGTGGACGAGCCCAGCGTGAATGGCGAAGACGGCACCATCGATATGCAATTCGACGGCAACAAAGGGATCTGGCAATGACGACATCAATTCCGCTGTGCGTTCCGATCACCGCTCATGATCAGGAGTTGAGCGAACTTAACCTGCGACGTCCAACGGTACCGGAGGTCAGGGCCATCAAGGCGCTGCCGTACAAAATCGACAAGGACGAAGCCATCTCGCTAGACATGGACGTGGCCGCCAAATACATCGCGGTTTGCGCGGCCATTCCCCCATCGGCCGTCAATCAACTGGACCTTTCGGACCTCAACACCCTAGCCTGGGAGATCGCCGGTTTTTTCATGAGCGCAGCGTCGAGCACGTCCAAGACCTGATCACAGTGGTGTACGACCTTGCCTATTTCTGGAAGGCGGATCCTGCCGCGATGATGGCGATGCCGCTGGACATCCTGTTTGAGTCGCTGGACCAAGCGCAACGAATCAACCAAACCCTGCAGGGGGCGTGATGGCAGACAAGTTCCAGCTCAAGGCGCTGATCACCGGCGTCGACAAGCTATCGCCCAAACTCGCCGGGATTCGCAAGAACATCGCAGGCTTCAAAAGGGGGCTCGACAAAACCGGCCTGGGCAAAATCGGCTTCAGTGATCTGGTCTCCGGAGGCGCGCTGGCCGCGCCTTTTGTGGGGGGAGTGCGGGCGGCCATCGAGTTCGAATCGCAAATGGCCGACGTCAAGAAAGTCGTCGACTTCAAGACGCCCGAGCAATTCAAGCAGATGGCGGAGGACATCGCTCTCATGTCTGAGCGGTTGCCGATGGCTGCGGGCGATATCGCCAAGATTGTTGCGGCGGGAGGTCAGTCCGGGATCGCGCGCGATGAACTGATGGGTTTTGCTGAAGCCGCCGTAAAGATGGGCATCGCCTTTGACCAGACCGCCGAAGAAAGCGGCGACATGATGGCCAAGTGGCGGACGGCGTTCAAAATCACCCAGCTTGAAGTCGTCGGCTTGGCCGACAAGATCAACTATCTGGGTAACACCGGTCCAGCCAACACCCGGCAGATCTCCGACATCGTGACCCGCATCGGGCCGCTGGGCGCCATTGCGGGTCTGGCCTCCGGTCAGATCGCAGCATTGGGTGCGACCATGGCGGGTGTTGGCGTCGGCCAGGAAGTGGCTGCCACCGGCATCAAAAACTTCATGCTCGCCCTGACCAAGGGCAAGGCCGCCAGCAAAGGTCAGCAGCAGGCGTTCAAAGCCCTGCGGCTGGATTCAATGGCCGTCGCCAAGGGCATGCAGACCGACGCGCAAGGCACCATCCTTGATCTGCTGAAGAGGGTCAAAGCGGTCAAACCTGAGTCCCAGGCGGGATTGCTCACCACCTTGTTCGGCAGTGAATCTGTCGGAGCCATTGCGCCGCTGCTGACCAACCTGGACCTGCTGCAGAACAACCTGCTCAAAGTCACGGACCAGAAGCAGTACGGCGGCTCCATGGATCAGGAATACGCCGCCAGAGCCGCCACGACCGCGAATAACCTGCAGCTGCTACGCAATGCCGCCTCCAGTGTCGCTCGCGCCATTGGCGATGCGATGCTGCCCGGGGTGAATGCCGTGACCAGTGCGCTGAGACCGATGATCTCAACCGTCGCGCGGCTGATCGCCGATAACCCCAATCTGGTCCGGGGGCTGGCAGTGGCCGGACTGGCGTTTACGGTCATCCGTGCCGCCGTGTTCGCCGCAACCGCCGCCGTGCGGATCATGGGCATCGCGTTTGCTGCAACTCCGGTCGGGCTGATCGCCATTGGCATTGCTGCGGCGGCGGGGCTGATCATCGCTAACTGGGATCGGGTCGGGCCTTTCTTCACGGCGCTGTGGGATCTGATCACCGCCATGGCCACACCCTTCATGGCGTTCATGAAAAAGGTTTTCGACTGGTCGCCACTGGGCATCATCGTCAGAAATTGGAGCCCGATCATCGACTGGTTCAAAAGGATGTTCGACACCATCAAACCCTTCATTGAACCCATTTTGAAATTCATGGGCCTGGAGGACGGCGGGCCGGGGCTGGCTGCCAAGGTGCAACAGGCCGCCGATGAACAACGGCAACGTAACGCAGGGGCGGGCGGTGGCACGGGCGCTTTTCTGGCAGCCAACGCATCGCAGAATGCCATCGCCAGTCAAGCGGCCAACAATCAGGCGATGGGTATTCCATCGTCCAGCGCCTTGCTCAGCAGGCCGTCGTTGCCTGCAGCGGGCAGCCTGTTGACTCAGTCGGCCGCCAACAGTGCGCCAAAGCTGCAAGGTGAGCTCAACATCAACCTGACGGGCGCGCCACCCGGCACCCGCGTCGAACAACCGAAAACCAATCAACCCGGCCTGACCGTTACCCCAAAGGTCGGCTACCGGACCTTGAGCGCGGGAGGATAATCCATGGCGTCAACCTGGCGGGAAAGCCTGCTGCCAGCGTCGTTCCGTGGCGTGCGCTTTGTCATCGAATCATCCTCGGTGCCAGCAGGGCGCAAAGGCCAACTGCACGAGTACCCGCAGCGGGACGAGCCGTTCTTTGAGCAGTTGGGCAAACAGGCACAGATTCACAAGCTGTCGGCCTTTGTCATCGGTGAGGACTGCTTTGAACGTCGAGACCAACTGCTCGAAGCGCTGGAAGCCGAGGGGCCGGGCGAACTGGTCCATCCGTGGCTGGGACGTATGCAGGTCCTGGTCGGTGAATGCGATCTGCAGCACGAACGCCGCGAAGGCGGAATGGCACGCTTTGATCTGACGTTCTACCCGGAACGACCGCGCACGTTCCCGGCTGCCAAGGTCAACACCCAGCAACAGGTCAGCAAGACCTCCGATGGCTTGCTCGCCTCGTCGCTGGCCCGATATCGAGCCGCCATGTCCAAGGTCGATGCAGCGCGGATTAACGTCATCGCCCTACGCAATAGCCTGTCGGGTGCGTACATGGCGATTCAACGCCAGTTCGCGCCGTTTCTCGACCTGTATTCCAATCTGGATAGCTTCGCCCATTCGCTGGTTAACGCGCCGCTGGCACTGGGCTCGATGTTCTCCGGCTATTTCAGCGAGCTGTCAGGAGGTTCACGGTCGAGTGATTCCGGTTTTCGCAACGCTATCGGCAATGCGACCCAGCACGTATCAGCAATCACCAGCGTCAACACCGTCAGCCAGGCTAGCGGCGCGGACACCGGTGCGGTGGCAGAGGCCGTTGCCAACTTGGTACAGGATGCGCTGCTGGTGCAGGTTGCCTTGATCGTTGCGCAGATGCCGGTGACCGCACAGCCTGTTTCAACCGGCTCAGTGCTGCCGATTGACCAACAGGCACTGCAACCGATAATTCGCCCCGAAGTGCCGGTAGCCGATGACGTGATTGAGCTGCGCGACACATTGGCCGGTGCCATCTGGCAAGCGGCATTGAAGGCAGACGTGGCCCACTATCATGCCCTCAACAGTTTGCGACAAACCCTGATTAAGCATTTGAGCGAAGTGGCCAAGTCAGGTGTGCGCCTGGTGGAGGTCAAACCTGCAGAGACGACACCGGCTTTGGTCTTGGCCTACCGACGCTTCGGCGACGCGACCAGGGCTGGGGAGGTGGTGCAACGCAACCGCATCACCCACCCGGGGTTTGTGCCGCCGTTGCCGTTGAAGGTTGCGCAGCGGTAGCTCAGCATTCAGCAGCAGGCAAGCAGATGCACATCTCGCCCAATCTGCTCGCCGCTTTCGATTTCTGCCTTGCGCAGGTCATAAGCTGCCTGCAGGTTCAGCCAGAATTGCGCCGTGGTGCCCAGCGCCTTTGCCAGACGCAAGGCCACATCGGCACTGATATTCCTGCGCTCGCGCACAATATCGTTCACGGTCGGAGCCGAGACATGGAGCGCGCGAGCCAATGCCGCTGGCGTAACGTCCAGAGGCTCCAGAAATTCTTCCCGGAGAATTTCCCCAGGGTGTATCGGGCGCATGCCGTTCTTATGCATGGTTCACCTCAGTGATAATCAACAATTTCTACGTTTTCCGGTCCGTTGCTGCCCCATGCGAAGCAAACTCTGAACTGACCATTGATGCGAATGCTGTGCTGCCCCTTTCTGTCACCATCCAGCTCTTCCAGCCGGTTGCCCGGTGGCGACTTGAGGTCTTGCAGCTCCGTTGCCGCATCCAGCATGGCGAGCTTTCGCTCGGCGACATTTTTTATCGCGCTCCAGCGTCGCGTCTTGCCGGTCTTAAATAATGCTTCGGTTTCTGAACAGCGAAAACTTTGGATCATTCTTAATGCTTAACGTTATGCGTTAATGCTGATTATATTCCGACGCTGATTTTTTTCAAGAGTAATCAGTGCGGCTAAATATCTGCACCCATTTTACTGCCGCCTTGCGCGGTTTTTTTTCGCCCGGAGAAACCCATGCTCGACCCACAGAACGCCGTCAGCCTGACTGTTGACGGCCTGGACTACGGCGGTTGGAAATCGGTCGAGATCTCCGCAGGTCTTGAGCGACAAGCGCGGGATTTTAATCTGGGCATCACCTGGCGCTGGCCTGGGCAGGCAGTCGCCGTGCCCATCCGCCAGGGTGCCAGATGTCAGGTGCGCATTGGCGCCGATCTCGTGCTCACCGGCTGGGTATTCGCTACGCCGATCAGCCATGACGACAAACAGATATCGCTTTCAGTCACCGGCCGTTCGCTGGCTGCAGATCTGGTCGATTGTGCGGCGATCAATAAGCCTGGGCAGTGGAGCGGGCAGGGCGTGCTGAGCATCGTCAAGGCGCTGGCCGCTCCTTACGGCTTGTCGGTGCGAAGTGAAATCCCCGACAGCGGCACCTTGTCAGACCACACCATCGAACCCGGTGAAACCGTTTTTGAGTCCATCGACCGCCTATTGACCAAGTTTCGGGTGTTCTCCACGGATGACGCCAGCGGCAGGGTGGTGCTCGCCAAACCCGGCAGTAAGGGCCGCGCGGTGGACGCTATCGGGGTTGGCAAAAATGTTCTGTCCGGCGAAGCGCCGCTGGACTTCTCGGCCGTATTTTCTGAATACCGCGTGCTGGGTCAGCGCAGTGGTGACGATGAGGCTTTTGGTGAAGCCGCCGCTGGTGTGTCGGCCACCGTGCAGGACCCGCGCACCACCCGCCAGCGCGTGCTGATTATCCAGGAGTCCGGCCAAATGACCGACGCTCTGGCCCAAAGTCGGGCGAATTGGGAGCGTGGCAACCGGATGGGTAAAGCCTTGACCTCCACCTATAAGGTCCAGGGCTGGCGTCAATCCAACGGTGCGCTGTGGCAACACAACATGCTGGTGCGAGTCATCGACCCATTGATCGGCTTCGACCGCGACATGCTGATTGCTGAGGTCACCTATTCACTGAACGAACAAGGCACCGTCACCACCCTGGTGGTAGGTCCGCCCGATGGTTTCGAACCTGAGCCGTTCGATCCGCACAAGGCGCGCAAACTCAAAAAGGGCGGCGCGGCTGACAACTTCGAATATCTGTTACCTGCTGACTGGAAATCGTCCGAATGAACCTACTGAAGCTGCTGGTTCGCGGCACCGTTGTGCTGGCTGACTCGGCAAAGAAGATGCGCACCCTGCAAATGCGCCTGACCGCCGGGGAGGTCAAGGACGGTCTTGAGCACTTCGAACCTTACGGTTTTACCAGCACACCGCTGGCGGGGGCCGAGGGAATCGCCGCTTTCCTCGGCGGCGACCGTTCCCACGGTGTAGTACTGCTGGTCGCAGACCGTCGCTATCGCATCCAGACCCTGAAGCCTGGTGAAGTCGCGATCTTCACCGACGAGGGCGACAAGATCCACTTCAAGCGGGGCCGCATCATTGATATAGAAACACAGACCCTCAACATCCAGACACAGACTCTCAACATCAAGGCGACCGCAGTAAACATCGATGCTCCTGTCCTCAACCACAGCGGAAAAATTATCTCTGACGGCGACCAGATCGCAGCCGGCATCAGCCAGATCAAGCATACCCACGGAGGTGTTCTGCCCGGTCCCGGAGTCACCAGCCCACCACTGGGAGGCGCGTAATGTTTATTACCGGCAATTTCGAAGAAGCATTGCTACGGGTGGTGATCATCAGCTTGTTCACCTGGCGCAGAGCCGGGCCCGACGACCCACTTGATGATGAAGAACGCTACGGCTGGTGGGGTGATAGCTACCCCTCCGTTGCCAATGACCGCATCGGTTCCCGGCTGTGGTTGTTGCGACGGGTCAAGCTGACCGCGCAGACCCGCAGTGATGCGGAATTTTACGCCCGGGAGGCCTTGCAATGGCTGCTGGATGACGACCAGGTCTGTGACATCGCCATCACCACCGAGCAGGTGGCAATCAATCGATTGGATCTGGGCGTGGTGCTGACGACTACCAGCGGCCAAATCGTGCGTTTCGACCCTTCTGAACAGTGGCAGGTGATCTATGCCGTTTGAAACCCCAACCTTGCCTCAACTGGTCAGCCGCACCCAGGCCGATTTAGCGAGCGACTCGCTGCGTCAGTCCGACGCTCAGGTGCTGGCCCGGGCGCACAGTGGCGCGGCCTACGGGCTGTATGGCTACCTTGAGTGGATTGCCGAGCAGATCCTGCCTGATACCGCCGATGAGGTCACGCTGGAACGCTTGGCCGCTTTGCGGTTGCAGCAGCCGCGCAAGGCCGCTCAGCCTGCGTCAGGTCAGGTCGGTTTTAGCGCCGCTGCGGGTGCGGTGCTTGATGTCGATGCCTTGATGCAGTTCGGTGATGGTCGGGTCTACAAGGTGACCGAATCATTGGTGACGGTGGAGGGCAGTAACGTCGGTCACATTGAGGCTGTCGATGCAGGTGCGTTGGGTAATGCTCCAGCAGGGCTGGTCCTGAATGCCGTGCAGCCCATCGAAGGTATCAACGGCCGCTTCACCGTACTCGCCGATGGCCTGTCGGGTGGTGTCGCCCAAGAAGGCATCGAGTCGTTGCGCTCGCGGGTTATCCGCTCCTACCAAGTTATTCCTCATGGCGGCAACCAGGATGACTACGTGACCTGGGCGCTTGAAGTTGCGGGCGTTACCCGGGCCTGGTGCATCCGCAAATACTTGGGGCCAGGCACTGTTGCGGTGTTCTGCATGCGCGACGATGACCCCAGTCCAGTGCCGAATGCAGAGCAACTGGCCGAAGTCCGGGCGCACATTGAGGGAAGGCGTCCGGTAACTGCAGAGTTGTACGTGCTCGCCCCGATTCAGAAGCCCATCAGTTATCGAATCAGGCTGACCCCGGACACGACGGCGGTACGCAGGGCAGTCGAGTCGCAACTGATCGATCTGCACAACCGCGAAGCCGGGCTCGGCGACACGTTATTACTGACGCACATAGCGGAAACAATCAGTGGCGCGACGGGCGAACACGATCACCGACTGGTGTTTCCTTCTGCCGATCAGAAACCGGCAGTCAACGAACTGCTGATTTATGGAGGGGTGCAATGGCTGCCCTGAGAACGGCGGAGCAATACGCTGACCAACTGCGAGCGCTTTTGCCTATCGGTCCCGCCTGGGATCCGGAACGCGTCCCTGAAGTGAGCCAAGTCATGGATCGTCTCGCCTTGGAGCTGGCCCGCATCGATGCGCGGGCCTTCGATCTACTCAATGAAATGGACCCCAACACCGTCAGCGAGCTGGTGACGGATTGGGAAGCGCTGATGAATCTGCCTGATCCTTGTCTGGGCCTAAAACCCTCATTCGAGGATAGGCGGCTTTCAGTGCGTCAGCGTTTGGTCGAAGTGGGCGGCCAGACTCCCGCCTTCTACATCGCCATAGCCGTCAGCCAGGGCTACCCCCATGCAACGGTCACTGAATATCAAGCGCCCCGTATGGGGCGTTCTCGTTTTGGACTGGCGCACTTCGGTACTTGGGCTGTGCAGTTTATGTGGACGCTCAATACCGGCGGGCGCAAGAGGCTAGGGCGAAGATTTGGTGCCTGTCACTGGGGCGAGCGCTTCGGCGTTAACCCGGGCAACGCTATCGAATGTCTAATTCGCCGCGCAGCCCCGGCACACACCGTTGAACACATCAATTTTGATTGAGAGATAAAGCGTGGACTATCCAAAAAGCGTCCCCGGCGTAGGGCTGGTAAATGGCAGGTTTGTTGATGAGGACACTGCTACCGGTATCCAAGGCTCACTGATTCCCGCCGCATGGGGCAATGCCGTAACGACCGAGCTGCTCACCGTTATTGAATCGTCCGGGCAACGACCCTCTGAGAACGATACTACTCAGCTCGTAAATGCCATTCACAGAATCAGTGCCCGTCAGGCAGGGCACGGGCAATGTCGGATATCCGTGGTAAGTCCGTCGGTGCTCAGACTCTTACCGTTCAATGGCAACAGCCTCATAATTCATGGCGTCCCGCAAAAAATCCCTGTGGCGGGTGTGAGCTTATCGAGCGCCGGATTGAGCCCCGATACTGGGTATTATATCTATGCGTACATGCAGGGCGAGGGCATGGCTCTTGAATGTACGACTACTGGGCATACGGTCGATGTTCAGGGTGTACAAGTCAGGCTAGATCGGCAGGACCGGACACTGGTTGGGTGGACCAAGACCAGTACATCCTCAACATTTTCCGTAGATACCGGTGCGGCGATCTGGACGATGAACTGGTTCAATAAACGGCAGAAAAGCATTGTCGCCAGTTCTTCAGCCGACATCAGCTTCACCAATAAAGTGATGAGCGAACTTAGCAGCACGCTCCGCGCGATTGCGCCTGCGTGGGCAGGTGAATTCTGCACCTCAAGTATCAACGGCATATTCTTCAACGGTTTGACCGGTGGTGGCGTCAACATTCAGCTGTATTCGGGTGGTTTGCCTCAAGGCACTCGGATGTCTTCAAACCTCACCGCTGAGGTGTACTGCCCCTTCAATACCCAGACCTTTATTGCCGCCAGGACCGATGGGCTGATCGACTGCCAGCTATACGGGTTCGTTGGTTCGGGCGTAGGGCGTGTCGCCGTCGGCGTTCAGTTATTGATTACTTCATGGGTCTGATATGAAAAAAATAGGATCGTCTTTTTACGATGAGCTTGCTGCCTATGGCGGATTGGTAGGCGAGCACTTTACTTGGCACAGCGATGGGAACATTGAGTTCTTCGATGATACCCCGCCTACAGTGGTCGACGCCGTGAAGCTGATTTATGTCGATCACGATCCTGCCCACCATTCCCTCTTTGAAATATCCGAACGCATTGCCACCTTGATGGCAGCTGCAGATCGTGCCACCGAGGGGATGGGCGACGCTTATACGGCAGGGCTTTTATCCAAGCAGGACATCACGCGTCTCAAGGCGTGGGCCTCTTATCGGGTCAGCCTCAACGGCATTCCGAAGCAAGCAGGCTACCCGCGAGATATTGATTGGCCGACACCGCCCGAACAAGAGCGACCTGATGCTGATCATTAGTTTTGAAATAGCGACTTTCTGACGAATCACGGCAGTCGCGTTAATCCAGAGCATGTTATGAAAGTTACCGAACAAGACCGCGCCATCTTGGCTCAGACCCTCTGGGGTGAGGCGCGCGGCGAAGGCTTTGTCGGGCAAGTCGCAGTCGCTTGGACCATTAGAAATCGCGTTGAAATGGACTTGAGCAATGACGGTAAGCCCGACTGGTGGGGTGAGGGCTACGCAGACGTCTGCAGGAAAGCCTGGCAGTTCAGCTGCTGGAATAAAAACGATCCCAACTTCCCGTATCTCATGGGTGAAAAGCCAATCCCCGCCGCTCAATTACGCATCGCCCGGCAGGCAGCGTCAGCCGTCATGGTAGGTCAAATCCCGGACCCCACTGG